CCACATTACCGTGTTGGCGTTTGCGCCCGTCGCTGACCAGACGAACTGGCAAACCAGCGCCCCGGCGTCCCACGATTTTGGCATCTGTATTCCGAAATAGGCGTAGTTATCTGAACCAGTCACGAAGTCCATCGTTCTGGCGGCGAACAGTGAAGTCCCAACTTCTACCGCGTTGGATGTTGCAGCGGCAGTCGTCACCGCAGCCTCCATCGCCCCAGCGGGCATCCAGATTGTATGCTGGCCTACATCGACATGCGTCTGAAGAGCATCTACATACGCCTTGATGCTTTGCTGAGTGGCAAGCTCGGTGGCGCTGTCCGACCCCATAGCGTCCTCATCGAGGATGCCGGTAACAGTCGCACCCGTCGCTAATTCAAGACTCGTATCGCCCTTAATGGTCGTAAATGTTGCTCCGGCAGGTGTGGTACCACCAATAGTGCCGGGGGCAGCCATTTTGGCCGTTACGTTAGCAGGCGTTGTTGCCCTAGCCGTATCGCTACCAGTAACAGTCTCTGCGTCGGTGGCAAGCTCAACAACACCTTTAACAGTTGCAGAAGACGCCCGTGGGTCACCATCTTCATCGACAGGGCCGGTTAAGGCTTCGACATTGGTCCCATCGCACACTACATTCATCTGATAGCCCTGCGGGACTGTGACCGTGCTTCCGGTAGCCCCACCAACTGTTACAGCGTAAGCGCCGCCGGTTGCGTTCCAAATCCACCATGTTTTGTTTCTCAGTGGAACGATAATTTTTTCATTAGCCGTCATGGTGCCGGTAGCCTTAATAACCGCCACATGACTTTCTTGGGCTGGGGCAGCATCATCGTGTTCAAGGTATTGTGTATCATCAAGCGTATAATTAGCGCCGCCAAGACTTGCCAAGCTGATGTTGGTGATGTCACAAATGGCTTCCTCAAGGCGCGACATGGACTGATTTGCCAGCGTCCCCCACGTACCGGACTTTTCACCGGTCGTCATTTTTTCAAACTTGATTAGGTCTGATGCTGTGCTAGCCATCTAAAATTCTCCTACGCCGTAACAATTTCTGTCCAAGTATACACTGAATCAGTTTGACCAACTCCACCCCACTGATACTCCTCGCCACTGTACATCGTCATACTAAAACTCGCCGTGATAACGACCGAAGTCCCCCCCTTGCCAAGAACCGTCCCAACGCTCCCCGTAAGACCGATACCTGTAACCACCTGCGTATAATCGCCATAGCCCCATACCCTACTACCCCAAGTGCTGCCACCCCATGCCATACCATATCGCCCTCTTTACCCCTACTCCCTATGCAATTCTAATAATTGCGTTGCTGGCGTCAGCGGCTGGAAACTGGATGGTAAAATCCCCTGCCGAAGCTGATTTGTTAGAACCGAAATCCAGAACCAAAATTGAGGCATTACTACCGTGTGTGTCGTTATAGATAAGTGCTCCACGGGCGGTAATCGTGGCCGTTGACCACGTTGCGTCTGCCCAATCTGTCAGGGCCGTTGTGCCTGAAAGAGTGGGAGTTACGTTGGTTAATGCCACGCCGCCCGCACTATAGCCCGTACCGCTGGTCTCATTGTCCGCAGAATATGCGGTTGTCGTTGCCCCCAAGGTGGCAGAACTTGTATAGAGGGCCGCCTTGATCGTATTGCCTGTAGAGGCTGTTAAGTCGTGTTCTGCAACAAGGATTTCCTGCTTAAAACTCGTGCAAAGGGCTTGGGATATAGCCATTACATGCTCTCCTTTAGTTCAGCCATTATTTCAGCCTTCATGGTTACGCGCTCGCTCAACATTGCTTGACGCATATAAAACAATAACACAACGCGAAGGCGTTCTTTGTAAGCTAAAGCCTGCGCTTTTATTGGTTCCGGCGCATCGCTACCAACAAGAATGATTTTGTTAAGGGCCATCTCGGTAAGTTCCTCCGCCGAATGTCCCCTGTTTTTTGTAACATGGACGGCCACATTTCCAACTGCCATATCTGCGCTTGTGTTAATCGTCATTGTACAGGCACCCTAATTTGCCCCGACCTATACATATCCTGACGGGTTTTGCCGTCACCAAGCTCCTTCAGCTTCACTAATGCTTCCTTGAAGCGTGTATCGTAGGCAGTTATGAGATCAGCCTCGCCCTTCATAAAGGTATAGGCTTCCACTAGACAGCCATACAGCAACGCCGCCGGGGCTTCGTCACCAAGCCACGTCGTAGAGGTATCAACGATACTGTTTGGTTTGTAGAAAAAATTAAGCTGAATAGTCAGCGCCGCGTTAGGTGTTGGCCCAAGAATAAAGGTATCTTCATCCCACATGGCGTAAAACCGTGGTTGGCCTGTGGTGGTAGTCTGGTCGTATGCTTCGCGTATGAAATCCACATCCTTATTCAGAAGGTACGAGTAGTTCGATGATGCATCAAGCACCGCCAACGAATACGGTGCGATAAAATCAGACGGCACCTTTAGAAACCTGTCATCAGTCACCAACTGCGTCGTAGATGTTTTGCGGAAAAGCGGAAGCTGGACGATGTGCTGGATACGGTCCTCTGTCTGTTTAACAAAGGTAGGTATCTCAGCAACAAAGTCTGTCTCCGTGTTCTCCGTGTACGTCTGTATCGACGCGGTTAGTTCAGCATAGTTCATTGGTTAGCCCTTGGATCAAACCTTGAAATTGCCGCCACGCTTTGCAGCCCCCATACCCTTGGCCGTTACCGTGGTTTTGTTTGTAGGCTTGAGACCTAACTTGACTTGCCCACCACTATTGTATGCCTTCTTTCTTGCCATCTTGGGTCCAAGCTCTACCTTTCCACCAGCCTTACGGCTTTTTGCACGTTTATAGTGAGGACCAACAGATTGACCCCGATGAGCGCCCGGATCGGGGTTCTCTATCGCCCTTTGCTCTGCGCCGTAAGTCGATATTGCAGGCCAGTCTGCACCACGATATTTTCCCCCCTTCACGTTTTCCACATCTGTCTTTCGTCCGGGGAGGCCAGCCCAACTACGCTTCGTTCTAGTTCCCCCTGAACCAAAAAGACCATAATTCGGATTATATTCTCTGTCATAAATCTCTCTTTCCCCCCGAGATACACTTCTAGCGGTAGGAGCAGCTTTTCCACCCTCAAACCCCTGTGGGCGTTTTGCTTTCTCAGCTTTTCGCTTCTTCTCATCTGCTACTTTTTTTCGGTCGGCCACCCTTCTGTCTTTTTTCTTTTGCTCTTCACTTCTTTTAGCCATAATTTGTTCTCCTATGATGTCGCAATGGTTACTGAACCAACGCTTGCGGTCATTTCCAGTGAAATGTTGTCGCCAACCGGGTTCCAACCAAACAAACTTTGGCTGGCTATTTGGGCGTTGTCAGGACGCGGGCTATCCAGCGTCTGTGGATCGAAAATACGAAAACGGCCCAGTTGCAACTGCGGATGGTCTGGGTCGAGGCATTCCCCACACACACGTAACCCATTGCGACGCTTATCCTGCATCTCCCATTTCAGCGCACTAAGCGGAAAACGAAAGCCGCAGCGGTCGCAAAATCCAATGGCGTGTCTTCCTGCTGCAAAGTTTTTGGTCACGTCAAATTAACCTCGATAGAGTCCTGAAGCGGTGAAAACAGTAGGGATGTCTTTGTGCGGTCCTCTTGGGCCATAAGTTCGTATTGTTCTTCATAATGCGACTTGAGGGTAGGAATGCGGGTTTCAAATTCAGGGCGTTTAAGCGCGATAAAAAAGGCCAGACCGGAAACCAGCGCCGGGATTGCCCGTTCCGGCATATCATTGTTGTTGGTGTTGTCGCCAAGGTCTTCGATACGCCTTACATACCAATAGACAAAATCCTGCGTACTGTCGTCCGGCTCCGGGTAGAGCGTTACTGTTGGCCGGTTCTGCCTGTTCACATACATGCTGGTGGGCTGCGCGTTCGTGTTTTTGGATGATGTCTGCGCGTATGTGGACACCGAAAGCCGTGTCAACGCAGTGTCAGTCTGGGTTGCGAGATTAGTGTTGGTGCGAATAACAGCATCAAGAACATCAATGCAGTCGTCAGCAAGAGAATACGTCTTAGTGCCATCAACCAAATCAATAGAAGCCTCTGTGACCGTCCACAGGTTTAACCCACGGTTCATCCATTCCAAGGCGAGAAGTTCAAGGCTCCTGCGGGCCGAGCGCAAATCGTAGCCCGTACGCATTTCCCCACCAGCGCGTTCAAAGGCTTCCTCGCAAATCTGGAGAATATCCAGTTTGAAATTAGCAGTCCCCGATGTAGTTGGTGCAGCCATCAGATATACTTCGTCTTTTTCCTTCGATTAACGACACCGGCACCACGGCAAACCTTTCCGCCAGCCTTACCGGCCATTTTCGCAGGCTTCGCTTTCTCCACCTTCGACGCCATGAGGGCTGTCGGGTGGTCAAACACCCCGAAGGGGGCCTGATTACGCATACTCTGCCGCCGCATACGATCCAGCATTGCTGGGTCAATACCACTTCGTTGAAGGAGTTGCTGCAAATAGTTTTTACCAACCATAAACGGCTGTTGATGCATAAGCGTCTGGGTGGTTTGCACTCCGCCCCCAGTCTGAAACTTCTTTTTCTTCGGTGATTTTGGCTTCGTGTGACGAAAATCACCTCGCATTTTACGTATCGGCATTATTTTTTACTCCTGTTCCTCGACCGCGACACCACTTTGAGATTGCTTGGAGAATTGTTACGTGGGTTTCCATCCCTATGGTCAATATCCTTTTTATCACCAACGCTAACCCTGCCAGCTTTCTGCGCGTGATATCTCGCTCGATTACGGGCATTTTTATCCTTCATATTCTCAGGCTTGGAATGATACTTATCATACTCCCTGCGGTAATTGCGCTTTGGACACATTGTACGTATTGCCTAATTCCGGCCATTATCCATTACGATCTTCCGGTCTGAACTATTCTGGCATAGACACTGCCTGACGAGTGCGTCGTGATAGCCAACCGACAGGCCACAGGCGGGTTTGTGTAGTTCCCGTCGGCTGCTGCCGTCTGACTGGCAATCACGTCATGGTTGTTGGCGACAGCCGAAGTTTCGTCAGTAAATGTAGATGCCAACACGTTGCTGAAGGTGTGTTGTAAGGTGTACGTCAGGGATGCCCCAGACGAAAGATCACAGCCAATACCAACATTGAAATCAGGCCCGCGATAATTAAGAACAAACCACGCACTTTCACATTTGCCGTCCGTACCGGCTTCAACAGCCCCCGCTGAAGTCCCATCGTCAGTAATCCGGTCAACCCACGCAAAATTAACGTCCTGCGTGGTGCTAGTCCCGGCGTTGGCCCCCGTGATGCTATCGGTTATGGCAACGCCGTAGCGGTCATAGCCACGAGGAGTAATGGTGTCTCCGCTGTCATCACCAGCGGAATAGATAGCCACATGCTGCGGGGTGTCAAACTCGACGTATCCATTTACGCCAATTTCGATTGCACCGGCAGTGCCCGCATCCGGCGTCACGGAGGTAACGTGATAAAACTTTGTCGAACCCAGCGTTATCAGGCCCGTCCCCGGCCCGGTAATAGCCTCCGTGATGCGATTGCCGTCGATATCCTCACCAACCACCGTGAAGGTTCTGCCTGTGTCATTACCAGCAGCATAGATAAGAATGTACGCGCCACGACGGCTTCGGAAGTCTATGCCCAAAGCGCCATTCAGCGTCATGGCGTTAGCCCCACTGGGGGTCTGGCTCTGGCAGATGCCATTTCGGTCGTAGCCGGTGGCAAAGTGCCCGTTAATAAGAAAGTCCAGCCGCGCAGCGGCTAGCGTTTCTGTTGTAGAAATCCCGTTCCTATCTAGGATGTCTGGTGTAAGAGTGATGACCTTCGGTTTGGACATCTTTATATCCTCTTTATGTCAGTGAAGTTACTTCTTCTTTGATTTTGCCTTTGGTTTCGCCTTCACGGGAGCCTTTCCCCCAGCGTAGGCTTCATTAACATCGAGGGTGCCTTTATTGTCGCCCTTGTATTTACCCTTGGCGGTTCTTGCCCGCTTGGGCTGTAACACTGGGGCGGCAATCTTGCCCGACGCAACATCGTATCTCCATTTCTCAGCGACCTCACGCGAAGCGAAAGTCTTAACTAACGGCTTGTCGTGAGGCCCGCAAGAAACCTCGATGGCCCACTTACCCCCCGACTTTGTCAGTTGGGTCATCATGGGACTATCTTTCCTTCGCTACAAAGATGTAGTCGATGTCGGTGGTTTCAGCACCGGCAGCGCCATTGAGATAACCAAAGCCAACGGCCATTTCCGCACCGGGAACGGTGATGCTGGTAACGGTATCAACCAGCACATCGTTCTTATAACAAAGGATGCTGGTCTTACCGTCGTAATACGCCGACAACGTGAGAAACGTGTCGTCTTCCACCGTTGCAATCGTCTCGCTGTCAGTATCGGTAGAATTGTCGTCGTTGTTGAAATAAACAGTGGCAGCACCATCAACGCTTTCAAACAACCAACGCATGGTTGCGTCCTGTGGCGTGGTATCTGTCGAATGCAAGCCGACAACCCAATCAGACTGGGTAGCATCACCAACTGAAATGCGGGTTTTTAGAAAAGCCTTTTTGCCGCTTGCCAGTAGAAAGATTTCACCGATGGTCTGGGCAAATATTCCATCATCTTCATCGGCTGCGGTAGTTATACGAGCGAGGCCACCGGCTTCATCGGGGGTACTGATGGCGGAAGTGCCAGCACCAGCGGAAGTCGCTGTAATCGTCCATTCAGTCGAAAGCGGTTCGTGGTTGAAATCATCCCAAAAGATGTGCCACTTGGTGGGGTCCAGCATCCCAAATTCATACAGGGGATTACCGGAGATGACGTTGGAAACGCCATTTGTAAAATGTGTAGGCATTGAACAGTTCTCCTATTAGGTTACCATGACCAGCATGAGGCCAGCCACATTCAAATGCTCTTGAGAGTGTAACGAGAACTTTTCAGGAACGCCACCATAAATATTGTCCGGACAATGTTTGTTCACAGTATGTGCGTAACTATTTTGCATAAAAAAGGGGGGGCACCAGCGGCACCCCCCCTTTTTCGTCCAAAAAAACTTAGGACGAACCCGGCGAACCATATACACCGAGGTAGTCAGAAACGCCAAACGAGTAACGCTCACGGCTTTTATACCTGACATTGCCCGTATCAAAATCGCCGTCCATTGAATTTGAAAGCGGGACGCGGTTGAAATACTTCAACCCATTTGGACAGTCCGTCTTCAAAAACCAAGCGTTCGTGTCGGTTAGGTAGTTATTAACGGTGTAACCGTCACGAACCGTGCTGTTATGAACGATGGCGTTGACATCGTTGTCAGCCACACCAGTCCTATACTGTGAGTTCAGGATGCGGGTGGCAACAAACTGCAAGTTGGTCGGAATGACCAGCTTGACTGGTTGTGCGGCAACCAACAGACCGCGTTCGTCGGTCCAGTTGGAAATCTGGATGGTAGCGTCTTCGATTGACGTTTCATTCAGATCGACCGCTGTGCTGGGACGGTTGGAGAGGTCTGAACCCTGCACAATGCTGTGCGAGGTAGAGAACAACTGGTCGCCGTCGCCAGTCAGGTAGCCAGTGGTGGCGGTGAACCCGGTATTAAACGGAACCATCGCCTTGACTTCCTTGGTGTAGGCCATAGCGCGAGCCAAAGCCTTAGTGTACCGCGATGACAGACTGTCATACAGGTTGTCTTCCATCGCCTCTTCGGTGATGGAAAAGCCCATAGCAATCGTCTCGTGGTCATACCGCTGGGTGAAACTTTCCTGCGCGGTATCATATGCAAGCGCCCCACCCTCTTTCTTGACGGGGGCCGCCCCGAAACCAGATAGTTTGGTTTCTTCTTCAAAGGAGCGTTCCGAATTTTCGCTATCGTAAACCTCCAGATGTTGATCTTGGTATTTATCATACTCAAGGCCAAACAGGGCGTTAAGGCCCGGAAGGAGTTCCTTGAGTAATTGTGCGCGTGAAATTGATGCCATTGCTCAATCCTCCTACGTGCCAAGGGCAAGTTCGTACTGGTGGATACCAAAGTTCCACTTGACGATCATGTCCGTATAAGCGTCCCCAACGGAACTGTCGGGGCCGTCAACAAAATCCACCAACCTAAACGGATAGGTGTTGGTGGTAGCAACGCCAGACTGGTCGAGAGCCAAGATTGACTTGCCAATGTTGGCATTGCCAGCCGCATACGTAATGACCTCACTGTTTAGACCAAATGCGGTTTGTGCAATAGTTCCATCCGCTTGAGCCTGAAAAAGCTGGTCCGGATCGTCCGCGACATGGGCCAAAACGTCGGTAGCCGACGTTGAGGCTGTCCACATCTGGGCGAAGACCTTGTAGTTCAGATTCGGATCGGTGAAGCTGCAACCCTGAAAAACCCCAATGGGGCGGGTCGAGGTTGCATTGGTATCAATTTCGATTGTTCCGGCGGCAACCAGTTCCACAATGTCACCAAAGAACACGCTGGTGCCATAGGAATTGGTCATTTTAAGTTGACGAAACGAACCGTTTTCGTAGCCGCCAATTCGATTTACCGGAACAAATCCGTAAGGAGCCGCTGAAGCTGCCATCTTACTGTTCCTTTATGCAAAGTTAAGCTCCGTCAGTTTTTACCTCTGGAGCGACCAACGCCGAACGTGGTCTCCGAACGACGCTCTGTTTCCAGAAGCGGCATTCGGGGGTCGTTCTCGCGCATAAAATTCTGATCGACGCTTGCCGCCTGTTCCTCTGCCTTTTTCTGATAATACCCATCACGTTTCGTCATAAGTTCTTCAGAACATTTACACAACATTAGGCCACCGATAACGATATTGTTTTCAAAGCCGTCTGTGTCCCGGTCTGACATAATCATCAATTCAGGATGATCTTCAGCCAGACACGGTTCCCAGCCTTCTCTGTATCGCATCGACACGTTCCTGTTGTCCGTTTCCCCCAATATGGAGGTGCGGACCCAGCGGAACACGTAGCCGTCCTGCGGCTTCGGGTCAGGTAGATTTGACGGGGGACGATAGTGGGTCACCCTGTCTTCGGTTTCGCGTGTTTCATTGTCTCGCGCTTTTGGCGCGGTGCGCTTTGCTTTAGCCATTAGTCAACTCTTCCTTTGCGACTTGTGCGGCATACTGCTTGTTAGTCAACCCAAGACGCTTTGCGAGAGCGACTTGAGTGGTGGTTAGCTGCACTTTGCGCGGGGGTTTACCGCCCCGTGACGGCCCACCCACAGGGGGTGGTTTTCTTCCAGAGGTCACAGCAGGGGCAGAATCCGCCCCGTTACCACCTTCTTGCCCACTGGAAAAACTGTATTCAGGGAACACTGTTTGTAGTCCCTCGTCGATCTTTCGATAATATTCATCGTGATGCACCTGCGGGTTTAGACCTTCCATCACCAGTTTCTGATGAAGGCCAACCGCATAACCGGTCATATCTTCATAACCAGATGCATGAAACCAAGGGTTATCCCTCAACCACTCCATTGCCTTGGCATCTGGAGCGGGGGTCTGCCCTGACTGAGATTGTGGCTGCCCAACCTGTTGGGTCTGCCCTACTGGCTGCTGACGACGTGATCGTTCAAATCTTTCTGCATCAGAAAGTGCCTTGACACGCTCGGCATGAAGCCTGCTGAGTTTCTCCTGCGCCCCCAAAAGGGCATCCGTTTCACCCCCCTCGTAGGCTTCCTTAAACTCTGTTCGTGCCGCATCAAGTTCGGCGTCACTTCGCGCCCCATATTGCTCAATCAATACTGCATTGGAACTTTCCAGACCATCGCGGAGGGCGGCGTTGTCGCCAGCTACGTGTTCGGCGTATCTAACGGCCTCTTCACTTTGACGAAGAGCACCCTCTTTGGCGCGACGCTCTTCGTGAAACTCATACTTCAACGCCTTGATGCGCTTCTGAGCAGCATCCGAATAGTTTTTGATTTCCTCCTCAAACTCTTCGCTGTCAGGGTCTACCCTGTCGGCGGCTGGACGGGCCATCTGCCTGTCCTCTTCGGGAGTATCATCAAGAACTTCAATCTCGACCGCAGACTCTTCTGGCTCTGGAAAGTCCTGCGATTCCTCAAATTCCTGTTGTTTAGCTTGTTTGGGACTCATGCTCTTGTATAACCTCGCGGGTCTTCTACGACAGCCTGAACCGTATCGTCGTTGATGATACGAAACTCTTTGCCGTAGATGTTAAAACGAACCCCCTTGTAGGCCCCGATCAATACAAAATCACCCTCCTTACACCACGGTTCATCACCAAACCGCTCTTTATCAGTGTAACATTCCGGCCCCATAGCAAGCACAAGGCCGACAACGGTGGATGTTTGCTCTATGAGCTTGGTGGTATCGGCTTTGATAACCCCCCCAACCGTCTTTTCCTCTATTTCAGGAAGAGCGATAAGGATGCGCCATCCCTTTGGTTGTGGTAGTTGACTACCTTCCCTTTCGGGAAGCTCTTCTGAAGCTGGCTCTGAAACAGAAATCCCCCCTCCCGTACTAACCAAGTGCGGTCCCTTGCGTTCCAAATTAGGCGTGGTGGTGTTCATTTATCCTCTTTTTCTCTCTGTTCAAGTTCTTCAAGAACGTCAAGCAGACTTCTCTCCGCTATCGCAAGCCCCTCGATTTTACCGACATTTTTGGCATATTCCATTGCCACTTCTGTGGCGCTTCCTGCGGACATACACCCGCCTGTGGCTGTAACGTCAGCGAGTTCATTCATATCACGACGAAGGCGTTCACGCAAAGCGTCTAAAATACTACCGGCCAATATTCATTCCTTCAACTATTATTTTCATTTTTGTTCTCTTTTTGGTCCCGTTGCGTTCGCGCCCGGAGAAGGTCCATAAACTTTCCTGCCAGAGTTGCTGAAGTTTGAACCCGTGACGACTGCGCCTGCATTTCAGATTTCTCGATGTCTCCTTCATGCTGCAATTCCGCAATTCTCTCTTGTGAATCAATGCGTTCGCGCTCTATTGCATCGTCTGCAATGCCCATCCCAATATCCACACCAAGCTGCGCCGTGGCCTGATCCTGCTGGCCCCTGACACGCTCCTCTTCGGTGAGCAGCTTCTGGATTTCCATAAGAACTTCGATTCTTTCTTTTTCCGCATCTGTCTGCTTATCCACCAGATACATTTGCTCTTTGGACTTGAGTTGTTCTAATCCAAGCATGGCACGAAGACGATCTGCAAGGCCCTTGCGCTTGACCTCGTCGGCCTTGGTTTGGGCCTCCTGACGCTGAAGCTGGAGAACCGGATCGTTCTCTTCCTTGGCGTTCTTTCTTACCTGCTGCTCTGCCAAATCCTTCTTGAGAACCTTGTCGGCGGCATCGGCGGTGAGTTTCGACAACATGACTTCGGCGTCGGCGGGGAGTGGTTCATCATGGTCGGGCATGGGAACACCAAGCTGCTTCTCTATCTCCCGACGATACTGGAAAGCCACATGCTCTTGTATATGCGCCGCACCAGCAGCAGCCATAGCTTTGGCTGCTGGCGACTTGCTCATAATTTCCTGAATTAACGGGTCTTCCGCAGCAGCGATATGCACCTGTATATGACTTTCGTGATCTTGATGGATGTGGGACTTCACTGGCTTGCCCGTCATTATTGCCATGTTTTCCGCTACCGGGTCCATCGGTTTGCGCTCTTCATCCAGCGGGATGATTTTATCGGCATTGTCAATACCCATCGCATCTATCATGCCGCGATGAAGCTGTTTCAGGTCATATATATGAGGAGCGGTGGTGGCTAACTGAAGAACCGCTTGGTTCTGCATAATTCTTTGGGCCATAGTCGATGCGTTCGGGTTCGATATCGGAAGAATGTCAACCCGGTCATCATAATCCTGCGCCCGCGTAGCCCCCTCTTCAACGTCATATTCGTATTCCGAAGACTGAAAATCCTTAACCAGCCCTGCGATCAGTTTGAACTCCTTCCGCATAGAAGAATGAATGCGGGCATGAACGCTGGACATTACCTTCATGCCGCGCTCGATAATTGCCAGCGTTGTACCAACCGGGGCCTGATTGTCCATTTCTGAAATCTTCAGGTCTGCAATACTGGCAATATTGCGCCCCTCTTCAACGATCTTGCCAAGAAGTTGAAACAGAACCGATGACGGCTCTTTGTATGGAAGAAACGTGATGTTGTCCTTGATGGCACCGCCGGGGACATCAACGTCCCTGAACTCACCCGGCCTTAGTGGACTGTCATCACCCTTAATCCTCAACCCTCTGGCCTTCAGACCGGCGGGAAGGTTGGAAAGGGTGCCCGCATCAACAAGCTGACGCAGGATGGAGGTGGCTGATTTTGCGATACCACCAAGAAGGTGAACTAGGCCAATTCCATAAAAACCAAGGCCGGGAAGGAATTTGTATTGTACAAAAAATTCCTGCTTGGCCTTTAAGTTATCGTCCTCTTCCCAGTTCCTGTAGATGGAAAGAATCTTCTGGCTGGAGAGTTCGATGGTAATAATATACGGCAGTTCGATGCCGGTCTCTTCATCATCCGGGTCTTTGTCTTCAAACCCCGGCAAATCATAATCGACATGCATTTCAAGAATGGTGTGACGATCATCTCTTTCGACTGACGGCTTTGCGCCGGATACCTTGTCTTCCTTCTTGTCAACGTCGCTGTACTCGATTGACGGCTTGGGAATGTCAATGTCTCTGTAGCGACCCATATACTGGGTCTTCCGCAGATCGTTCGGCCACATCTTCATAACGTGGGTAGCGCGAGGACAGGTGTTTAGGTCTGTGGTACCGTAGGCAACGACAAAATCGTCCGCCATAACATACGGTACCGTCTGTCTGCCAAGCTGAACATCATAATACACCTTCTTGAATACCGACCCGCCAACAGCAAGATGAAACAGGGCCTGTTCATGTTCGTCGCGGTATTCCGGCATGATGTCGATGCATTGGTAGTTCATGTCTTTCTGAACACGCTTGCACTGTTTGGTTCGCTCTGGGGTGGTCTTGCCTATTATCTTTGCCAGCACCGGCCCGGAGGCAGGGAACGTCTCCATCATGGCGTCAGCCACGAACTTGGTTACTGCCTCAGAAAGAATGGGATGAAAAACGCCTGACGCGCCCGACCACGGGACGGAACGCTCCTCAATTTGGAGGCCAAGAAGGGAAAGCCCCTTTATATAAGCCTTTTCCCACGGTTCGCGGGTTTCCTTGTCAGCCTTGTAGTCTCCAACCAACTCGGTGGCGATTTTATCCAGTTCCTGCTCATCCAGTTCATCAGCAAGGTTGGCTTCAAAAAGTCCTGTTTCACGGGCGGTAGCGTCCGGGTCGAAGTCAATAACAACGCCACCGTCTTCAGTTTCTTCTTCACTGAAAAGACTGGTATCAACCTCCTCTTTTGGCAAAACAATCTCGATACCGCTATCTCCTTCAATATCGAGTTCGGCCTGTATCAGTCTTTTATCTATTGCCATACCTTACCCCTAGTAATACTCATGCTTCTTGATGGGGAGGTCTTGAAGCTCATCCTCTTCCTCATCCTGAAGCGTTTGGACAAACCCGCCTTGCCGGTAACGTAGCAGAGCCTGTGTCGAACTGTCTACATAATCGTCATATTCACCGACGGGAAACTCAGCAAACTCCTCTATAACCTCTTCAGCCCACCTATGTTCAGGTGCCCACACAATGCCTGACGCGAACAAATCAGAAACAGCGTTCACACGGGCGATCTTATCGTTACCCCTTGCTGGTGTAAATTCACTTACCGGAATACCCATTTCCCGCAATTCAAATATTAACGGGGCACCGCTGGCACGTTTTTCGATTACGAAGGCTTCCGGCTCCCACTGGTGATACATTTCATGGGCCACCTTCTTCAGTTCTGGAAACTCCATACGTTTACGATAAGCGTCCAGCAGGATGACGTTCGGCATCATGTTGCCGGTTTCTTCGTGTTCGTGTTGAAACACACCCCATGTTGTGCAAGCTGAATAATCCGACCGCTCTGTCTTGAGAAACGCCGTATCCCATGACTGGATAACAAATTCCACATGCGGCGTCTTCTTGTTGGACCACCGTTTCCACCACTCCCGTTTGATTAACGCCCCCTCTTCAGCGGTCGGACGTTGCTGGTATTGGGCCATCCATTTGGGGATGGGAAGTTCGTCCTTTATTGCCAGTATTTCCTTTTCCGGCCAGTATTCCGGCCAGATTGGTTTGCCTGACGGCAATATCGCCGGAAGTTCAATCACCTCCCAGTCGTCGCCGTCCTGTTCCGCAGCAGCTTTCAGAACACGTCCAGTGAGATCACGCTTTGACCACCTTGTCATAACAATGACGATGGCGGCACCGGGCTGGACGCGCTGGCGGGGGCCGGAGGTGTACCATTCAAAGACACTGTCGTAGATTTCAGGCTTTGTTTCTGCCTGTTTTGCCTCCTGCTCCGAATGCGGGTCGTCAAGAATAATTAAATCCCCGCCACGCCCGGTCAGGGTACCGCCGGTCCCGATGGCAAAATACTCACCCTTTGCCGTAGTTTTCCACTTGCCCGCTGCTGCGGCGTCGGGATGAATTTCGGTGTCTGGAAATATCTTTTTGAACTCCGGGTCGCTGATCGTATCACGCACCTTGCGCCCGAAGTCCACTGCGAGGTCAGCAGTGTTGGAGGCTTGGATAACATACCTGTCCGGGTATTGCCCCAGAAACCACGCTGGGAACAGGTGGGAAGCAAACTCCGACTTTGAATGACGGGGCGGCATATTGATGATAAGCCGCTTCAGTTCCCCCTTGGCTACCCGCTCGAAAGCATCCGCCATAATTGCATGATGATAGCCCTCTATAAACTGGGGCCATATCTTTTTCACAAAATCAAGAAAGTTGACCTTTGCCGTCTTGCGGGCCGTGACGCTGTCGAGGCGATCAAGGATACCAAGAATGTTATGCTGCTCTTCAGGCGGTAGTTCATCCAACCTGTTGAGGTATGTTTTAATATTGGTCGGTATCATCTAAAAAAAATACCCCGGACGGTGTTCCGGGGCAAGTTTTCTTAGGGATGAATGATTAGTCCCAAGGGGCTGCTTCTTCAGTTTCATCAACCAAAGGCGCATCACGCTTATCTGCTGAAGGAGCGGGGGTAGATTCCCGCTGTGGCGGTTCAAGGGGTGGGGGGTCCGCCACTAGATGAATAGACCGGGCAAGGTGTGGTACCCGTCGAATAAACCCCCGCTCTTCCAGCTTGGATACCAATCCGGCTATAGAAGCCTTGCTTTTGGCACCCAACGCCTCTGCAATTTCGTCGTAGGACGGCGCGTAACCTTTCTCGTCCCAAAAACCACTAATAAAATCAAAACATTCTTTTTGCCGTGGGGTCATGCCAACTTTCGGCAAACTCACTGTTCCAAGCTCTGAATTTCCATCTTCAGGAACCATGCCCGCCCATTTCCCCGCAACCGTCATCACTACAAACCTTTCATAATTTCATCAATGACCTTGATGAAATTTGCCTTATGAAACTTGGGGTCTACACCGGCAGACTTGAACAAAGCATCCCCCGTGGAGCGGATTTCCCTAACCGCAGCCCTTGCTACGCGGGCTGGGTTGTCAACATCTCCGCCCTGTTTAATGATATCGTCTTCCACTGCCGCGCCAACATCAATCCCATCGGAAGCGGCGCGAAACCACGCCGCCATTTCCCCGCTGTAAACTTCGTGGGCGGCATGCAGAATTGTATTGTTACAAGTTTTCATAGAACGAAATGTAAACATTCAGCGACCAAACGTCAACCTTTTAACGAACGCCCTTCATCAATGCATGGTTTCCTGCGTGTTGTGGAGAATAATTTCAGCGCCCCCCTCCTCAACCATCTCGTGAAAATCCTCTTTGATGCGTTCAGTGATGACAATGCGTATTTCTTGGGGGGCTATAGCAACCAAGGTGGCTAAACCCTTGGCAATCTGGTGAATTACTTCAATGGGTTCGCAGCCGAGATTGGTGTAATCAATAAAAATATCAACCACATCGCAGCGGGGACAGTTTTCGCGTTCCTCTTCCTTGGTTTTTATTTCTTTTTGCGATTCAGACAACGATTACGCCTCTTTTTGGGTTTCTCACTGTAAATCTCGTCCCAGCCCTTATTATAAGCCTTTGAAAGCGGTGGTGACGGTTTGAAGTTCGGGTTCGAGGAAACCCTGACTTCATGGTCGATGTAATACTGGGCGTCTTTCTTTCCGTCGGCAACCTCACGGTTGTGACGTTCTGCCCGCATCCGTCTCTGTTTGGCTTCATCCACCTTCCCGGCCCCACGCGGGGGGCCGTAAATGCGCTCATGGTTTTCCCGATATTTTTTAGTGGCGGGGCCTGTTCGGCCCCTGTCCACATGACTTACCATCGCATCCTTGCCCTTAAAAAATTCGCACCGGGTGACCACCTTACAGAATCATGAGGGTAAACCACACCCCGCCCCGCTTTCCTTGAAGTGGCCTTTTTTCCGCCTAAGAAGGAAACAGACGTGAAACGACAGTTATGATGCCGGTGCCCACCATTTGGAGTGGGGGGCCTTACAATGCTATAATACACTACTTAATGTTTCAAGTTCGTTCACATTTGTCAACAAGGAGCATCAACCATGTTTGAAGTAATTCTCTTCGGATTAGGCGGGATCGCCGGACGGATGAAGGGGGGGTGGCCCGACTGGCTTGGGCTACCAAAAATCGTCAGGCACCTGATGATGGCTGGCTGTTATACGCTGGCTTTATGGCTGGCGGGAATAAGTATTCTCCAAGCAATCTTGGTGGGCGGCGTCCTGTCATTGGTGGGGGTTGTCATAAGCCACGATGCCTATACGGGCCTTGGGGTTGAAAAGGATACAGGGTTTTTCGCCCCTATCCTGAACATCATTCCCTGTATGGGCGAGAAAGAAGATGGCAATATGTGCCGCGACTTTCTTGGTATGACCCTCACCGGGGTTGCCCTTACCGGCCCCGTTTCCCTTGGTCTGGTTTTAGTTGGCCTTCCTGCCCAGTATTGGGCGGTCGGGGTCTGCAAACCGTTTTGTTACTGGGTTGGCCGGGTAGTTCAACCGGACGACGGCACACGTCAGTCTCCTGAATGGGTGAAAAACTGGCTTGGCGTCAACGGTAGTGAAACAATCGGGGAGTGGCTCTGGGGTGCCGTGTCGGTCTCGTTGCTTTACGCGCTGCTGTAACCCAGCCGGTCGTACCACTCACCGGCCCCCTTAACTATCTTCGCCACCTGCGCGTCGGTCATTACCTCACGGCCCTGACCGGACGACCCCCTGCGGAAAAAAGCACCGCCCTTTTCTGAGGCTTCTACAAAGCCGTTCTTCTGCTCGTCCTTTTTAAGCACGGCGAAGTTGGAATGTGAGATTGCAGCCATGACGCTTTCAAAGTCGTTCGGTACGTGAAGTGTCTTGGTAAGAACACGGAAATTGTTGGGCATGTTCTCGTATTTTAACACCAGTTCGGTGTGCGGCCACCATGACGCCACATGCCGGGACCAGTCCCGCGCCACCTCGTCTGCCATACGCTTTATGGATACACCGAAGAAATTAGCGCAGCTTGGCACAACATCCACGGGGTCACGGACGATGTAGATGGCCGGACGGCCACCGTGACGCTTTTCCGAATACGGATGATGGGCCTTGCCAAGAAACTCCTTCTTCGGGTCCGCATACGACGTGTCTGTGTCGGTATAGAACGGCATGGCCGAAATCTCTGCCAGAGTGAGGGGTCTGTCTTTTGGAACCAGCAGGTTTGCCAAAAAGGCCCTGACCCACGTATTCCCAGACTTCGGAAACGACGCCAGCCACCGCACCCTGTCGAGCGGCAGCAAGTCTGTTTCCATGTTATTTCCCCATTTTGATATCAGCCTTGTGGTCGCCAATGCTGTCGATGTTGGCCTGTGCCCGCTCATAAACCATATCGTATGTTATGGCCCCGTGCATTTCCTCACGGGATGCATTTGGATGCTCCTCCATATACTCATCGCAAAGCTGCTCTTCCGCTTCGGCAAGTACGTCGTTCATTCGTGTCATGTTATTTCTCCCACTTGATGTTTTTCCGTAAATTCTCTCCAGATAACCCAGTTGAGATATTATCCGTCCCTGAACGGTATCAAGGATATCATTCAGGCCGGTAAGCGTCTCTACGGCTTCGGCGTAAGCCGCGTGGCGGGTTTGCCTTGATGTTTCCACCGTGGAGAAGCTGTGACCACACGGACACCTCCTAAACCTGACCCTAACCTGACCTCTGCGCTCCCCGCCAGTGACCTTGGTATCATGGCGCAAACACTTCGGGCAGGAAAAGCCCTTCTTATCCTTACAGGGGGGTGTGGATGTCATCAAAAAATACTCAACGCTTATACTTATTCGATGATTATGCGCGGCGGATCGGGAAGAAAGGTCGCGTCATAGTTTACATCTGGGCCGAAGTGGTTGGTTTCACGGTAGTCGCCTTTCACCCGGAAGGGAGTGGGGGCGTCCGGTATCAGCCAAGCTGAAGGCGCTGACGGGTAGTCTGTGGAAATCCCCCCCAGCCACCACCCCGGAGAGTCTGCGGTGGTGGGATACATAAGCATGGCAAGACCCAGTATGATGGGCCAAACCACGCGAAAGATGCCTCCCATCCCGCCTACGCCTTTTTGCCCTTGTGCTTGAAGAACTGAACCTGCTTTTCCCGCTTCTTCGCGGCGGCAAGCGTTTTATATGTTCCGAGGTTCTTTCCCTGCCCCGACACCAGCCGGTAGCCCCCCTTCACTTTACGGATGGTCATTGTTCTTCCTCTTCGATCAGTCGTTTCTGGACCCAGTCCATGTAATCGCTTTCCGGTATGCACAGGGTCTTCTGAATAACAAGGCCATGTACATCTACACGCCGCTTCGCTTCCGCCAAGGCGGTCTGGCACGACCCCTTGTCTGAAAACAGGACGTGATATTCATGGAGGTTGTTCGGCTGGCATGTCTCGTCAGCAAAACAGAAAAAAAGCACGACATAAAATATATCCATTCAGTCCCGTTTAACCTCAAAGCAGGCGTAGTCCACCACCTCGTATTCAATCGACGAGGTCTCGTTCTCTACCATGTTTCTTATTTCACCTTCCACATACCCCTTGTCACACGAGGAAACGTAGAAAGACCATGAACTGGTGGTGAACCGGTTACAGACATCGCCCGCCACACAGAAATAAACAGTGAGCAGGGCCTCAAGCATTACGACCTGCTGGAAATTTCGGTCCTGTACATAACAAGAACACATATACTACGTATGTTCTAGTCTGTCAATTTTGTGGGTGATGCTACATCATTCACCATTGTTCAACCAATCCAGATACCGTTTGCATTGCCCCGCAGCTTCTTCCTCCGACTTAAACGGCCCATGCCTGTTGGCCCACACCTCATCCCAGAAATACCACCGCCCCTCGTGTTCGTGTACCGGAGTTTTTTCCATCATCAAGCCCCCCC